TAAAGTCTAGCTTTTTAAAGGAGTCCCTTAAAGGAATAAAAGAGAACAATGAATTATAACAAATTAATATTAATTTTTGATTAAGTGATATTTTTGTATAATTAAGTAATCAAAAAGAGGAGATTAAGATGATAAAAACAAATATAAAAATGAAAGTTACACCTGAACAGTCTAGGAGAGTTCAAGAGATTTGTTTTGAGAATGGTATATATTGGGCAGGTGAAAATAAAAATAAAGTAAGAGTATATAGTAATTTTTTATATATAAGAGGACTTATAACACACGATACCTTAAATAATTTTACTTATTTTAAAGAAGCAGAAGCAGAAGAAATAAACGCAGATTTTTTTATCAGAACAAATGGAACTTGTGAAGAAACATTTGAGTCTTTATGTAATGATTTTATTGATGAAAATATGAAGCCTTCAAAAAGTTCACAATTATATAATGAAAAATACACAAGCCAACCTAAAAACCTAGAAAGTGCTTTAAAGAAAATAGAAAACTTACACATAGCATTAAATAAAAAAGTAGAGAAAATTAAAAATCAAGCTTTAGAGATAAATAAGTTATTGGAACAAAAGAAAGATTTACAAGAGATTAATGATACTCAAAATATCTATATTAAAAACTTAGAAAATGATTTGGATAATTTAAATAAAAGTGTTTTCACAAATAGCAATATTTTAAATGACTATATTAGAGAATTAGAAACTAAAGTAAATAAACTAGAAGCTAAAAGCAAAATTGATACTAAATGGATTGCTCATCAAAAAACAATTGAAGAAAATCTAAATAGAATAGTTAGCGAAATTGGAACTAAACAAAGACTTGAAGCAATTGAGCATAAGAAGCAACTTAAAGAAAAAGATACAATCATTTCATATTTAGAGGGCAGATTGAAATGAAAAATAGTACTTGGGTAGGAATAAATGCACTTATATATGGAATATTATATATTATAGATAAAATTGTAAACTCACACGATTCTAATATTTTATATTATAGTATGATAGCTTTATTATGCACAATGTGGATAGCTAAAGCGATAGAAGAAAAATGAAACACTTAACAAATTATCATCAACTAAGCGAAATATTAAATTTTGATTTATATTTAACTGCAACAGTAATAAGTCATTTTAAAGGTGATTGTATAGATGATATTTTTGTTAAGCTTCAAAATCTAAATATAGAAGAGTATCAAGACTCAATTAATGAGGCTTTAGATTTACCAATAGCAGAATTAAAGTTGTTAACTGATGAAGCTTGTTTTAGAAGTGAGAGTTCATATATTAAATACTTGCAAAGCTTATTGGAGTTAAATAATATTGAGTTTATAGAATTTAAGAAAAAAGAGATTAAGAGTAAATATCAAACGGGGTCACTTTTCTAATGGCAATAGATAAAACAATATGGGAAAAAATAAAAGCTGATTTTGAAGCTGGAAATATAGAAGAAGAAAAAGCATTTACTCAATTGTCTAATATCTATAAAGTAGATAGAAGTACCATAACAAAAAAAGCAAAAAAAGAAAACTGGCAGTATGGAAAAAATCACACAATAATCACACTTGAAAGTTCGACTATTAGGAACATACAAGAAATTAACGAAAAAAAATCACAGTTAAATCACACCGAGTTAATGGCAGTTGAAAGAGGAGTTAAAAGAGAACTTCAAAAAGAAGGAATTAACGATAACACCTATCATCTTGCACAAGTTATTCAAGCACAATTATTTGAAGCAATACCATTAATGAAGATAGACGATTTGAAACCTAAAGATATAACAAGTGCATTAAAAGATATAAATGATATGATTAATCCTAAAGCAGAAAATGTAATTAATAATAATAATACAAATGCAGTACAGACGAATATAGAGCTTAATAAGGATATTGTATTGCAAACACTAAAAAGCTTTGATGATGAGTATTAATGATTTAGCATTAAAAGAAATATTACTTGAAGATTTTATTAGATACTTAAGATGGTCTTTTAAAAAAAAATATAACTCAAAAATTATATTAACTGATTCACATATTGAAATATGTAAACACTTAATAAAAGTTTATAAAAGTGAAATTAAAAAGTTAGTTATCAATATGCCACCAAGAAGTGGTAAAACTGAAATTGTAAATACATTTATTGAATGGACTATTACAAAACACCCTCAATCTAAATACATAATGACTTCTTATTCAGATACTTTAGTCGCTAATAGTTCACAACAGATAAGAGATATGATTAATTCAATAGAGCATAAATCATTATTTGAAATAGAAACTAAAAAAGATACTCAATCTAAAAAGCTATGGAAAACAAATGCAAATGGTGGAGTATATGCAGTTTCAAGCTTTGGGCAAATAACTGGACACGGTGCTGGTTTAAAATCTTCTAATGTTTGGGGCGGTTGCATAATTGTAGATGACCCTTTAAAGCCTGATGATGCAAATTCATTACTTAAACTAGGAAAAATAAAAGATTGGTACGAAACCACTTTATCAAATAGGGTTAATAATCCAAATGTTCCAATAATAGTAATTATGCAAAGATTACATAATGAAGATTTAGTGGGGTGTATAGAGCAGAACTATTTTAAAGATTTTAATGAGTGGACTTTTTTAAAAATTAAAGCACTCAATGAAGATAATAATGAATCTTTTTGGGAAGACTTTTATCCAGTTTCAAGATTAGAACAAATGAAAAAATCAAACAGTCATTATTTTTATTCGCAATTTCAACAAGAGCCAATAATAAAAGGCGGGAATAGAATAAAATATGACTGGTTTAGATGGTGGACTGTTTTACCTAAAATATCTCACTTAATAATAACAGTTGATACAGCTCAAAAAACAAAAGAACAAAATGACTATACAGTAATGCAATGTTGGGCAGTATCAGTTGATAAAGATATTTATTTAATTGATATGATTAGAGATAAGTATGAAGCTCCACAGCTTAGAAAAATGGCTAAATTATTTTATAACAAACACAATGTAAACAAAATTGCAACATTAAGAAAAATGTATATCGAAGACAAGTCAAGTGGTAGCTCACTTATTCAAGATTTAAAAGCAGAAAAGTTAAAAATTGAAGCAATTCCAAGAATGACCGATAAGGTTTTTAGGTGCGATGATTTAAGTCCACATATTGAGTCGGGGAGAGTTTATCTAAATGAAAATGTAGCTAATGTTCAATCTTTAATAGATGAATCTGTATCTTTTCCAAATGGAAAACACGACGATACTATTGACCCTATGCTAGATGCTATTAATATTGCAATAGTTGGAACTGGAAATGTCGGACTTAATGCTGATATGTTTTAGCTATAATTAGAAAAAAATAAAAAGGTTGACTAATGGCAACAACAAATGAAAATATAACTTTATCGGATTCGACTACACAAAATATACTTTTAGGTAGCTCAACAAGTTTTATCGTTCAAAATTTAAGTGATAAAAGAATCCACTATAAAATAAAAGATTCAATCGTAACAGGCGGAATAATGATGCCTTATGAGTCTTATTCTTTTAATTATGATATAACAGTTTGGCAAGATAGTAGCGTTCCAACTACTACATCAACTCTATTTATATTGAGAGGCTAATTATGATTAATGATATGAGAACAAATGGACTACAATTTGTAGAAAGTACGGCTTCACAGATTGATGCTGGTATATTAAATTATAATAAAGTAATTGGATTACCAAATAAAGCAATTATGATAGGTGCAATAGGGGATTCAATTACTAGAAATCAAATAGCGATTTATGACCAATCTTGGGGCACTTTCTACGCTTGGGTTGGTAGAAACTGGTTATTAAGAACATCCATGAAACTTCAAGGTAAAGCTTGGACAAACATATATGCGGTTGAGGGATATTCAGGTCAAAGAACAGACCAAATTTATGACCAAATGTTAGCACCAACTGCAACTATCAATCCAACACATACAACTCCACAACCAGTTGGAGTATTAGCGTGTAAACCTGATATTTGTATTGAATTTTCAGGAACTAACGATAATTATTTTCAAGTTAATTCTAAAGAAGCTATGGTCGCTGGTAGAAGGGCTATTTGGGAAAGACTAATTGTAAATGGTATTACGCCAGTTGCGTTATCTTTATTGCCTAACTCTTTAACCGATGTAAGAAATACAAGAATACCTGAGTGGAATTTAGCTATTAAAGAAGAAGCCGAAAGAATGGGAATTGTTTTTGTTGATATTTATACAATATGTAATGATGGGAACGGACACTTTAAAAGCGGTTGGAACTGGAACAATGGTGTTCCTGATGTTCTTGATGGATTACACCCTGGAGCTGAAGCTTGTGAAGCAATAGCGACTGTACTTGCAGAAGCACTTGAAAAAATCATAGGAACAAGGATATCAACACCAACAGTATATGCAAATACTGCAATCTATACAAAAGCGTATGACTCAACTAAAAAAGGAGAGGAATACAAATTATTTGATACGGGTGTATTTCCTAGCGTAACTGGGTGGACTCCAAGATATGAAAATGCTTATATGACAACAACTAGAGCAGTTTCTTCTGATGCAACATTTAGTAAGTATGGAAATACATTAACAATTAATTTTACAAAAATAAATGGTGGAGATGGGTATAGTGATACCATTTCGCCATCTATATCTGTAACGGCAGGAGAAAAGTATGGTATTTTCTTTAATGTTGGATTTGAAGCGAAAAATAACACAGATAGTTTGCAGTTTGGGGTGTCTTACAATACTAACTATTCGGAATTGATTACTTTTTTTATTGGTGGGGCTGGAAATGATAGTGCTAGTACAAAAGAAGGAGCTAGTATAGGAGGAACTTACTATCAAGAAATTATTATACCTGATGGGTGTACATCAATAAGATTGTTCTTTTCAAATAATATAAAAGATGGTTCTACTGTTTCAGCTGGACAGAAATTGAAACTTGCCAATGTTGGCACAGTAAGAAAGCACTAAGACTATCTAATATATTTTTGATATAATTAAACAAAAAGAGTAAATATGAATCAAAATGACGGTTGGTATAATGTCTTAAATGGCATTGGAGAAAGCAGAGATATAACAACTAACACAAATTATAATATGAATAATTTAAAAAGTTTAATTAGAAATGAATTAAACTCACTTTATACTAAAAACTGGGTAGCTACAAAAGTTGTAGATATTCCAGTTGATGATGCACTTAAAAGTGAAAGAATTTATCAATGTGAAGATTTTGAACGATTAGAAATATTTAAAGAGTGTTTAAATCATTATCATATTGACAAAAAAATATCTCAACTTTTTAAATGGGCTAAAGTTTTTGGAAGTGCCTTAATCGTTTTCGTTACAAATGACGATGAACTGGACAAGCCTTTAATGATTGATTCATTAAAAGAAAATTGTTTAAAAAATATTATTGTATTAGATAGATTTGATACCAATTCAGTTGAAATTGATAGAAATCCACTAAGCAAAAGATATTTAAAGCCTAGCTATTACCGATTAAATGGTACAAGTCAATTAATTCACCATTCAAGATGTGTTCAGATTGATGGGTGCGAGACTACTAATTGGAATAGAGATTTATTAGCTGGATTTGGATTATCAATATTTGAGAATAGTTCTCAAGAGCTAATGAATGCAACTTTATCTCCTCAACTTTTAATTAATTTAGTTGCTCAATCTAATTTAGATGTTTTTAAAATCAATGGTTTAAATGAAGCATTAACAGATAAAAATGATGACTTAATTATCAAAAGATTAGAAGTAATTATGCAATCTAAGTCAATTTTTAAAGGTACTGCATTAGATAAAGAAGATGACTACATAAATGTAACTAAATCTTTTGCTGGATTAAACGAAATAAATACAGGTTTTATGCAAACAGTGGCGGGTGTTTATGATATTCCTTATACAAGACTTATGGGTGCAAGTGCAACGGGGCTTAATTCTTTAGGTGCTGGAGAAAAAGAAAACTATAATGATAAAATCAAAGGCATTCAAAAAGAAATGAGAGAGGTTTATGAAAAGATAGATAAAATCTTACAATTTCATTTATTTGGTCAATTATTAGATGGATATAAATTTGAATTTGCTTCATTATTTCAAAAAACAGATGAAGAAACATCAATTATTAATAATAGAGATGCACAAACTAAAGAGATTTATATAAGAAATAATGTAATAAATGAGATTGAAGCAAAAGCATCTTTAATTGATAATCCATTATTTCCAACTATAACTGCTGAAACTTTTGAAGAAGAAAAAGCACTTTATGAGGAGTTAGATAATACGATTGAAGAAACACCGAAAGATGTTCCAGCTGAAAATCCAACTCAAAAAGATAGTTCATCTTTTGCAAATATTTTAAATAGATTAAAAGGCTTATAATGGAAGAAAATATTTTAAATGAATTGATTGATAAGATAATTGAACTAAAAGACAAACAAAAAGATAATGAAGATAAATATAATCAACTAATAAAAGATGTATCACAACTGAAAAGTATTGAAAATTTAACAGTTGAACACGCAAAAATATTAGTATCATCTTTTGCTAATGGATATTTTTCAAGTAAAAAAGATGAAATGGATATATTATTAAGTGAAGTAGTTGAAAAAGCAAAAAATAGAAATAATATGCTTATTGAAGAACAAATAGGACAAATTTCAACTAAAACTGAATCAGTGGTAAATGAAGTTATTAATGAGTTAAAGCAAGACTTAAATGCTTTTAAATCTACTATAACAAATGGGAAAGATGGTAAAGATGGGATTAATGGTAAAGATGGGATTAATGGAAAAGATGGTAAGGACGGTTTAAGTATCAAGGGCGATAATGGCTTAGATGGTTTAGACGGGAAAGACGGGATAGGCATTAAAGACATTCAATATAAAGCGAACACCCTTATAATAGAGCTAACAAACGACACTAAAAAAGAATTTAAGCTTAATTTAGGTCAAGGAATGGTTGTGGGTGGAGGTGTTTCTAAGGCTTATGTAGATAGAGTAATCAAAGAATCTATCGAAGAAACATATAGCAATATTGAAATAGATAATTTACTAAACAATAAAGCTGATAAATCTGATACATACAGTAAAAACGAAGTTGATACAAAGTTAGATGACTTAATTGGAGGTGCTTCTAACATCTTAGATTCATTTGGTGAAGTTGAAAGCGTATTAGGAACATTACAAACATCAATCAATGCAAATAGTCAAGCAATAGATAACTTAGCATATGATTTAGGTACAATGTCATATACAAAAGATGAAAGCGATGCAAAATATCAAGCTAAAGAAGATGAAAATTTATTTATTCAAAATTACGCTCCAACTTTAGCAACGGGAAAACAAGCTTTATGGATAGATACAACTGATGGAAATATTCAGTTTAATTTAGTGATAGGAGATTAATATGGCAATAGTAAATTTATTTGGCGAATTAGCTAACGATTTAAGTATTAAAAATTTAATGCAAAAATTTGGTAGGTTTAGTTTTGATGGTGCGAGTCAACTTAGAGTAGTTCCAAGTGGTGGTGCTATTTCATTAGTTACTACTGCAAACATGTCAATAGGTGACATGGGTAAAGCAGCCACAGCACAATTACAATCTGCACAATGTTTTTATGCAACAGTTGGTGCAAATTTTATAAGGTCTTAATATGCGTGATATTTTAGTTAAAATAACAGATGGTAATAATGTAGTTTATTTGCAAGATAAAGCATACATTATAGAAGAAAAATACATTAACAAGGAATTATAATGGGTGTTATAAACAATAATAAACATATGTTAGATAGACCAATGTGGGAGCAGGTATCGTTTGCACCTACAATTGGTATTGCTGGAACTTGTAACTGTGATGATAATAGAAGATTTATATATACATATTTTCAAACTTCAACAACTGGTGCGCAATTTTGGAGATACGATACTTGGGCGGATTCTTGGCAACAATTAGCAACACCTGCTACTCAAACTGGTTCAGTTGGTGCAATTAGATATGTAGAATCAGTAGGTGGACAGTTTGGTGGAACTACATATGGAAGTGTTTGGCTATTAATAGGGAATGGAACAACTGCTTATTTTTATAAGTACGATATAGCTACTAATACGTGGACTGCTATGAGTATTACAAATGTACCTGCAACAATTGGGACTGATTTTGCATTTACATATCCAGAGCCTCAATTAAATAACAATACTGGTGGGTATCATTCTGGAATACTACAAACTATAACAACAAGTGCTAATGTAGCTTTAGGTGCTACAACAATAAGCGTGTCTGCTCTTTCAATAGCTTTATCTGCTGGTACTAGATTAAGATTTAATAGCTTTGATGTAACATTAACTGCTAGTGTAAATGCAGGAGCGACATCATTACCTGTTTCGGCATTAGCTTATGGTATTAAAGCAGGTACATTGCTGGAAACATTTAGAGGTGGTTTAGTTACAGTTAGTGCTGATGCTACTGCTGGAGCTACAAGTATAAGTGTTTATCCAATTAGAAGAGCTTTACCTAATGCAAGTATATTTACAGTTGAAAGATATGTGGTACTAACTGCTTCTGCTTCTGCTGGAGCAACAAGTATTACAATATCTGCTTGTCAATATACAATACAAAGTGGTGCAACAGCTTTATATTATGACCATATGTATATGGCAGGAAATAATGCTACTGTAATGTACAGATATCAAGTAGGTACAAATGCTTGGACAACAACAAATGCAAGTGCAGTAGCTATTCCATCAGTTGGTGGTTCAGTTGGTGGAGGTTGTGGTATTAAATGGCTGCCTAGTTATGATGCAGACAAGTTATATATAGTAAGAGGAAATGGAACAGCTAATATTTATACTTACTCACTAAGTGGAAATTCATTTGCTACACAAACATTTTACCCTAGTTCAGAAACTTATACAACATCTTCTACACATACTGCAAGAAGTATAGGCGGAAAAGCTTACGGTATTATTTCTATGAAAGATGCTACTATGAGAATTTATGAATATGACCCATCATTAAGTAGGTTACACCCTAAAATGAATCAATGGCTATACCCAACTGGTACAGCAGTTCAAGGCGATAGGGCTACTTGTTTAAGAAGTCCTGATGAAGTAGAGTTTTACTACTTATTGCTACCTTCAAGTGCAGCATTTGTTAGATGTGCTTTAATAGATAGCTAATGGCTAAAATAAAACTAACTAGAATCAAAGAGCCTAAATCTGTTGAGGTTTTTTATTATAAAAAGCTTAAACAATTAGTTAATCAAATGAAACAAGAAGTTTCAACAAGATTAATCCCTTTGATTTTAGAAAAGCCAACAACTAACGATGCAAATATTCCTGAGATACTTGTAATCCTACAAGCAATAAGAGATAGATTTTCTAATTTAGACTGGTTTGCTTCAAATATTGCAAATGATGTGGTTAATAAAGTTGATGAAAATAGTCGTACCAAGTTTATCCAAGGCGTAAATAGTGCGGTTGGCGTAAATATGGTAAGAGTTTTAAAACAAGAGGGATTAAGCGATATTGTAGCACTACAAAAACAAAAAAACAAAGTCTTAATAAAATCAATTCCTGAACAATTTTTTAACGATATAGAAATTCAAATACAGAACGGATTTGGTCAAGGATTAAGGCCCGAACAAATTGCACGAAACATCAACGGGATTAAAGATATAAGCTCAAGTTTTGGAAAGCTAGAGAATAGATGTAAATTAATCGCAAGAAATGAAATAAGCACAATCAATTCAACTATAACAAAAAAGAGATATGAAAATTTAGGTGTAAAAAAAGCAATTTGGAGAAGCTCAAACGATGAACGGGTTAGAGATTCTCACGCTAACAGGGACGGGAAAGAGTACGATTTAGCAAAAGGGTGTTATGATTCAAGCGACGGGCTTTATATTCAAGCTGGAATGGAAATTAATTGCAGGTGTACATTTACGCCAATATTTGATGATGAGGAAAAAGAATGAAATTAATGACTGATAGTTTTAACAGATATACTAAGTATATTGATAAAGACACGGGTTTTTTACATATTAGCGGTGTTATTGCAAGAACGGGAATACAAGAATATTACGGGCTAGAGTTACAAGATAGTGAAGCCGTACCAATGCAAAAATATAATGTTTATAGACCTAAAGAAGAGGTTTTAAATAAAGATTCTCTAAAGACTTTTATTAATGCAACAGTAACAGACGACCACCCTAACCAATTAGTATCTATTGATAATATTAAAGAGTTAGGTAAAGGGTCAAGTTCAGGATATGAAATAGTAAGTGAAGATGGAATTGATTATGTTAAGACTAATCTAATCATTACCGATAAAGACTTAATCTATAAAATAATGGATGGAAAAATAGAAATTAGTGCAGGATATACACAAAATCTAGTAAAAGAAAGTGGAAATTTTAATGGTGTAGATTATCAATATAAGCAAACGGATATTAAAATTAATCATATTGCAATAGTTGATGCTGGTAGATGTGGCGTAAAATGTAAAATTATGACGGATTCTAAAAGTGATATAATGCAAGATGTAAATACTACGAAAGGTGGAAATATGAAAAAAATCAAGATAGGTGATTCTGAGATTGAAATCTGCGACACAGTAGATTCTCATATTAAAGGACTTGAATCTAAATTATCTGATTCTTTAAAGCAAGTTGAAACATTAAAAGCACAAAACGATGCTTTAGTTGTTGAAATTGAAAAAGAAGAAGAAGAAAATAAAGAAAAAGAAATGATGGACTCAATGATTAATGAAAAAGTTGAAGTTATGGTTTTAGCTAAAGACTTAAATTTATCTATTGATTCTAAATTATCTTTAATCGATATGAAAAAATCTATCATCGGGCAAAAAAATAGCATTTCTTTAGATAATAAATCTAATGACTATATTGATGCGATGTTTGATATGGTTAAAGTTCAAATTGATTCAGATAACGAAAAAAAGAAAAAAATTGAAGATTCTCATAGAAAAGCGTCTGAAAATTTTGATAGTGGTGTAGATGAAAAATCTACTTTTTTAAACTTAAAAGACAAGGAGCTATAAGATGCCTTTTACAAATGCAGTTTTATCAGAAAATAAAAAATTAGGAGCTGGTGAAGTAATTACATCAAAACCTTACAATACAGAGGTTTTTAAAACTTTTGAAGATGGAATTATTCAAGGTAGATTTTGTAAATATGATGCTGGTTCTATTGATATGCTTGATAACTCAAGTACGCCAAAAATCGCAGGTATTACAAAAAGAAAAATTGGTGGAGAAATTGGTGTTACAACTTATACAGCATCTAAAGATATGTCGGTAAGTATTCACAATTTTGGTATGGTAACTGTTGATGTTGTTTCAGGTAATACACCTGTAAAATATGGAACTGTTTATGCGGTTAATGCATCAGGGTCGGGTGCTGATTTTGGTAAAGCTACTACTACATCAACTAATAATGTTGATACTGGTTGTATATTTTGGGAACAAGTTGACACTAATGTATGGTCTGTAATCATTCCATCATATTTAAAATAAGAAAGGCTAAATAATGGCAAAATTAGGACAAGTTTATAACTTAGATTCGTTTGATAATGCAAAAGCATTTTTTAAACAAAAATCAACAAACGATGCTTCAAGCGGTGGTTTAATTCTTTCAAGAAACTTAGAGTATGTTTCAAGTGAAGTATTCGAACAAAGAATAGCTGGTTTAAATTTCTTAACTGGAACTGGAATTGCAGTAAATAATGAAGGTGGATACACTGATTTTATTACTAAATTAAAAGTTAAACCAGAAGGTGAATTTAAATTAGCTGGTCAAAATGCTAACGGAAATGGAAAAATTTCAATTAGTGGTGAATCTGATTCAATGAAAGTATTTTATAAAGATGCTAACTCTGAATGGTCTGAATTAGAATTAAAAAAAGCTGATTTACAAAATATTAATTTAGTAAGTAGATATTTATCTGCACACGATACTAAATACAAAGAAGAAATTGATAAAATTGGATTCTTAGGTGAAACTGGTAAATCATACGGATTATTAAATCATACTTCTTTTACAACAACAAGTGCAGCTAAAACTTTTGCAAGCAGTAATGCTTTAGAAATGTATAATGTAGTTAAAGACTTAGTTAATACTCAAAGAGCATCAGTTTATAATGATGAGGTTTTCTCTTGTGATAGATTAGCAGTTCATCAAGAAACTTTTAACCTATTAAATAGTACTTATTTAGATACTCAAGCCGGTTTAACAACTGTAAAACAAGCAATTGAAACAACTTTAAATATTACTTTTGTTATCACTAACAAAGCATTAATTTCAAGTGTAAAAAGAATTGTTGCTTATTCTTCAAATAGAATGGCTATGCAAATGAGAATTCCTGTTCCTTTGCAAATTAGTAACACGGACCAAAGAGGATTTAAATATTATATTGAGTCTTTATTTGGTATCGGTGGACTTGATGTAATTGAGTCTTTATCAGGATACATAGTAACTGGGGTTTAATCCCTAGTTCAAAAAGGAACAAATATGTATAAAAAATTGATTGAAAATCCTCTTTATTTTCAAGGTGTAGTAATAACTGAATCTGAATTTGAAGTTAATGAATTATCAGAAAATGATAAGTTAGTATTAGATAACTTAATCTCTCAAGGTTTTGTTGAAGCTTTAGAAACAAAAGCAAAAGAAGAAACAGAACCTAAGAAAACTACAAAAAAATAACTAAGCCACTCTATTAATTTAGAGGGCTTTCAAATAGCGGTTCTATTATTAGGACTTATTAAGTCACTTTTTAGGAGTGGCTATTGTTTTCTTACAAATTTATCTGCGTAAAATCTTGAACAATCTGTACAAGGTTCTAGTGGATAATTTCCATTATCACTCAAATAATAAATACAATCATTGCATAATATATCTTTAGTTGTTAAAAAAATTTCTCTTTCTTCAAATGAGTCATATACTAAATCAATAAATTTATCAAATTGTCTTTTACCTACTCTTATATATTTATCTTCATTATTTGAATGAGTTATAAATATTGATTTTGCATTATCTCTTGTTATCATTTTAATAATTCCTCTAGAGATTTATTATCTTTTTTATGAACAATACAATATTGATTTTGTCCTAAACTAAAATCTTTTGTAATGCACCATTTGCAATATTGCATTCTTGATAAAAGAATAAAATCACCAGTTTCAAACAAATACTGTATTTTATATATTTGAGAGTTATTTACAATTATTGGTTTTTGCATTTATTTACCTCCTTTTTGCAAACTAAAATCAATAGCTCTTGCAACATCTTCAATATTTTCCATAATATAAACTCTTGCTTTGTTTTTTAATTCTAAAGCTAATTTCATATATTTATTAGTTGCTTCTTCTCTATTTTTCATAAATTCATCTTTATTTGCTTTTAACATTTTAAAAGTTGTTTCTTCTAAAGTTTCACCGATTATTGTAAGTGCTGTCATTGTATTCATTTTGTATCCTTTTCCTCTTTTAATATATGTAATTATATACAAATATGTTTTATAAGTCAATAGCAAACCATATAAATTTTAATATTTCTCTAAATGGTGGTTTGTTATAAATGTTATAATATAGCTAAAAAAGGCTAAATTGTGATAACTCCACTTACATTTAAAACTCGTTTTCCTGAATTTGACTCAAAATCTAATGAAACTATTCAAATGCTAATTGATGAAGCTAGTCTAATAATATTTAATTTTGGTGATTTGCAAGATATAGCTATGAATTATTTAGTAGCTCATTTACTAACTTTAAATGGAAAAAGTACAGCATCTCAACAAGTATCTTCTAAAAATGCTGGTAGTGTATCTGTATCTTTTGCAACGGATTCAGATAGTAGTTCTTTTTATGCCTCAACAAGTTATGGGCAAATGTATCTTGACTTAAGAAAAAGATTATCTAAGGGTAATGTGAGAGTTATATGATACAACTTGAAGTAAAACACCCAAATATTGGTAAAGATTTAGAAAAAAAGCTAAAAGACCTTAAGAAAAAAGAGGTCGCAATAGGTGTTTTAAAATCTACTAATAAAGATTATGGGGACGGTGAAACTATCGCTGAGGTTGCTTATATTCACGAATATGGAAGTCGTGCAAAAGGTATTCCACAAAGGTCATTTTTAAGAATGCCATTTTATAAAAATCAAAAAGCGGTTGATAGAATGGTACAAATAGGGTATAAATCTTTAGTTGAGGGAACTAGCGATGTATCAACTGCTTTAAACTTGATAGGTGGTAAAGCTACTGCAATTGTTAGAGATGCTTTCCCAACAAAGGGTTATGGAACTTGGAGGGATAATAGTGAAAAAACAATTAAATCAAAGGGGAGTAATATGCCATTAACCGATACTGGAAACCTAAAACAGTCAATTCATTGGGAAGTAAGAGGAGTTAAAAAATGATAGATGTAAGTGAAGCTTTAGACTTTTTTGTACAGTCTTTGACTTTTAAAAAGAGTACGCAAACAATAATTAATTATGTACCAACTACAACATACGAAACAGTTATTAAAAATGGTGTTATTTATCCTTCAAAAAGTGATGATTTAAAATCATTAATTATTGATAATACACTTGCATATTACACGGTTTATACCTATGATGTTTTAAATGCTAACGACCTATTAATATTTAAAACAAAAGAATATAAATTGTTTAGTAAACAAGATTTTAGCGACTATGGATATTATTTATATATTTTTGAAGAGGTTAAAAATGCTAATTAAGGTATGTGATTATGTAAAAGATATATTGACTTTTGATGCAGATAAAATAGTTATTGCAAGAGCTAACTATACTTTAAAAGATTTTACAAGTGATTTAATTGTAGTGGATTTATTAACTATGACACCTTTAGGTAAAAATGAGTCTTATAATAAAGTTAGTGAAAAATTAACTTTAGCTACAAATATAAACGCAAATATTACCTTAGACTTTTATGGAGATAACGCTCTTATAAATGCAACTAATTTTATAAATATGCAACAAAGCCAAACCGCTATTGACTTACAAAGAACTTTAGGAATAGGTGTATTTCATTCTAAAAACATAAAAAATGTTAAGGAAAAAGTAGGAGTGAATTATTATAGTAGATATCAAATTGAACTTGTTATAAATGGTATAATAAGCAAAGAAATTGATACATTAAGAATTGATACAGTCGATTTTGATGTACTTTTTAATAAATAAAAACAAGGGGTTTATATGGCAGATATAAGTAATGTTATTTCGGTTGCTTTGATACCTGAGGGTAAAGCGGTCGCTAAAGATAATATGAATGTTGTCGCTTGTTTCACTAGTGAAATGGGTAATGTTTTAAGTTCTGCAAAAAGAACAGCACTTTACAAAAATATTTCTTCAGTTGCTACTGATTTTGGAACATATTCAAAAATTTATGAGTATGCTAAAGTTTTCTTTTCACAAAAACCAAATGCAGTTCAAATGGGCGGTTATTTAGTTGTTGGTTACTGGAGAAGTGCAACAGAAACAGTTAGTGCAAAAGCTGGTTATGTTTTGGGTGCTCAATTTAGTAGTGAATCTGCTTTAATTGAAGCAATTAGACCTATTTCAAATGGGTCATTTACTGTGTCGGTTGATGGTACAGCTAAAAACATAACGGGATTAGATTTTAGAACTATTTCAAGTATGAGTGATATCGTTACAATTATCAATGCAGTTTTAACGGGTGCAGTTGTTTCGTATGATTCTACAAATTATAGATTTAAAATAACTTCAATCACAACGGGAGCATCAAGTATTGTAACTTTACCAGTTGCTCATACAACGGGAACATTTATAGGAGATATGTTACTATTAGCTACTGGGACTGGTGCAGTTGCAACTGCGGGAAGTGCTTCATCTTCTTTAACAGCAGAAACAAAAGAAACGGCATTAACAGAAGCATTAAAAGAAACTAATTTTGTAAGCTTTGGTTTTATTGATACTCCAACTGATGTTGAAAGACCGACTTTAGCAACCTGGGCAAGTTCTAATAATAAAATTGGTTTAGATGTTGTTACAGGTACTACTACTCTTGAAAAATTAACAACAAATGTTGTTTGGGCAAATGTTTTATCAAGTAATCAAAATTACAGATATATTCATTCAAAAGTAAATAATAGAAAACTATGGATAGCGTACGCTTCAAGAGCTCAGTCTGTAAACTTTAGTGCAGAAAATAGTGCTAACACAATGCACTTAAAAACTTTAATTGGTGTAGATGCAGAAACTTACACAGACCCAGAAGTAGCAAAAGCTTATGCAGTAGGATTAGATATTTATACTACCTTCAAAGATGTTCCTGCAGTTTTAACAAGTCCTGCAAATGATTTTTTTGATAATGTATTTAACTTAATAGCGTATGTAAATGCAGTTCAAGTTGATGCATATAACTTATTAAAAACAACGGGCACAAAAATAGCTCAAACAAAAAAAGGTATAGATACAACTGTTGCAACAGTTGAGAAAACAACTAAAGGTTTTGTAAGAAATGGAGTTTTTTCTCCTGGTACTTGGACACTTTCGGACTTTTTTGGAGACAAAGAGGTGTTTGATAGAAACATTGAAACAAATGGATTCTATGTAAAAGCAGGGTTATTATCAGACCAATCGGCAGATGAAAGACAATTAAGGGTTTCGCCTCCAATTCAGGTAGCAGTTAAAAACGCAGGTGCAATTCACAGCGTTGATATAATTATTAACTTTAATATTTAAGGGGATTAAATGAATATAGTAATGAGTGCAGATAATACGACAGTCGTATTAAATGGGAATATTATTGATGATTTTCAAGAGGGAGATACAATCGTATTATCTCCAGTTAATCCAGTTACATCACACACAAACGGAGCTAAAGGTAATGTTATCATTAAGAAGAGAACTGATGGTGATGTATATGATTTAACTTTAAATATTTTAAAGTTTAGTAAGTCAGATATCTATTTAAATAATGCAATTAATGCAGACACTCCAGTTTTATTCGCAGGGTCGGTTAAAGAAACTTATGTAAAAGATGGAACGGAAGGTGTTGAAAACTGGATTTTAGAAAACGGAAGTTTAACAGATAGACCGACAGATACTAAAAATAATCAAGACGGAAATTCTACTTTAGAGTATAAATTAAGATTTAGAAGAGCTACAAGACTAATCTAAATTAGACGGGTTTCTTTCCTTTCCCGTCACAAAAAAGGAAATTTTACTTACATAAAAAGGAAAAAATATGCAAGATTTAGAATTAATAAAACAGATAATAGATGATAAATGTATCACGATAAATGATAGAGATTATAATTTAAACCCTACTACACACGAAAGAAGAATTAAAGTTTTAGCTTTTTTTACAAGAGTTCAAAGTCAATTATCAAGTGGTGATTTTTCATTTTTAATTGATAAAGATTTTAAAGAGATTGAAAAAATATTTACAGATTGTACGCTATTTGAAAACGGACAACTAACAAAAGAGATAAATCACTGGGATAAATATCCTGAGGATTATTTAATTTACATTACAAATATGTTGGTGGTAATATCTTATCCTTTTTTGCAAGGAAAAGCTATGAACTCTATCAAAAAATAGCTAAAAACAATAATAAGTATATAAAATTTACAAACATAAATGACTTAAATATGACTTTTATTTCTTTATCAAAAAAAGGATATGGAACTTTAGAATATTTAAGAAGTTTGGATAGTGATGATATTTTAGATTTAATTGAATTTGAAAATATTAGTAGTGATATCGAACAAATTATGTACGATGAAGCTAAAAATAAATAAACAGTTTATATTAACCATCTTTTAAGTTTGTTGAGGTTATTATTAGGTTAATAGATTACTAATACTAACACTTAACAAGTTCTAAGAACAAAAAAACTTAATAGAGTATTGGCGTACTCTATAGTTTTAAATTACAATCCATTCCATTTATTTGGGGTGGCTTTTTTAATGTTATAATAAACCTAAAAAAGGTTTAAATATGGCTACTGCAACAGAACTAGTTACTAAATTTTCTTTTCAAGGCTCTACACAACCACTTAATAATTTTAATGAAGCTTTAAATGTATCTATTGCACTAATGGCTAAAACAGTAGCTGGATTAACCGCAAGTGCAGGAGCTATGTTTGCTTTTGTATCTAATCAAATGAATTCAGTTGATGCACTAAATGACTTATCTAATGAAACTGGAGTGGCAGTTGAAAAAATTCAAGAACTCGGATATGTCGCTCAACTATCAGGTTCAAGTGCCGAGGGATTACAAGCAACAATTTCATCACTAACCGCTAAAATTGGTCTTGCTTCAAGAGGTGGAGAATTTGAATTAAAAAAACTATCAAACGAATTCGAACAATTAGGCATAAATGTAAAAGACTCTCAAGGTGGTTTAAAAACTGCTGATGTTTTACTTGTTGATTTACAAAAATCTTTTGAAAAATTAGACTTGTCTAATCAAGAAAAAGCTGGATTTTTAGCTAAATTAGGAATTGATTCGCATATGATTCAAATGCTATCATTATCTAGTGATGAAATAAATCAACTTATCGAAGAATCAAAAATGTTCGGGCAAGTTACAAAAGAACAAGCAGAAATAGGTGCTGAATTTAATGACTCTTTAGATAGAGTTAAAATGGCTTTTTCTGCGATTAGTATGCAACTAGCCCTTTCTTTCGCTCCAAAAATTTCGGAGCTAATACAATCTTTTTTAAAATTATTAGTAGCAAATAAGGACTTAGTTCAAAATGGACTAAAACGAGTATTTGAAGTTATAAATAGCGTTATTGGTGCAATAGGTAATGTAATTTATGTTTTTTTTAAAGCAATAGATAACTCTATCGGTTGGAAAAATGCACTTTTGTTATTAACTGGTGCTTGGCTTTTATTAAATAGGGCTATGCTTATGAGTCCAGTTGGAATGATTATTGCTGGAATAGCTGGAATAATACTTGTAATTGATGATTTAGTCGTGGCTTTTGAGGGCGGACAATCTGTAATAAAAGACTTTTTTCAAGAGGCATTTGGAATTGATATTGTTCCAATCATTCAATCAATAGTTGATGAATTTAAGTTAGCGTTTGATGTAGTCTTGCCTAGTATGTTTAATAATTTTGCTAATGTAATGAAGTCAATATGGAATGGAATAGTTGAGTTTTTTACTTTTGATTGGTTAATACAAGGAATAAATGATACAATCAAAGGTGCTATGATGATGATTACTCCTCTATTGGATATGTTTAATAAAGTTACGGGAAGTAATATAACAATTGAAACTCCAACAATAGGACAAAATCCAAACACTTTAAATAATCCAATACCAACGAATAACAATACAGCAACAAACAATCAAACAGTTAATCAGGATATTAAAATTGATATTAAGGCAAGTGATATTAAACAAGGTCAATCATTATCTGGTACTATTACAGATACATATAAACAAGCTTCTAAGCAATTTGGGGGACTTAACCAATGATAGAAAATTTTAGTCAAGTAAAAAACTTTGTTAGTAGTAAAATTGATGCAATTACAAAGACCGATGAAAAACAACAAATAGGAATAGGTGGCTATGTTGCGGGCGTAAGATTAAAAGAAGAAATTACATACACTTCCAATATTACAACTAATGCGGTTGAAGATGGAACAGACATTGCAGACCATATTATTACTCTACCAATTATTATAAAAATAGAAGGCGAGGTAGGAGATATCGAAATAAAAGATAATCCTAAATATGAAGCCTTTAAAAAATTAATGCGAAATGCTGGTGTAATTACAAAATATTTACCTAGTAGGACAGCAACACAAACAACTAAAATTACAGCTTTAGCCATAAAGATTGATAACACTTTTGCAAAATTAGATGAAATTATAAAAGACGGAAATAACATATATAATATGTTTAATGATAAAAATGAAATTACACCTATTGCAGAAAGTCAAAAGTTTTTTGATTATTTAACAAAACTTTGGGAAACTAAACAAATATTTGATATTGAAATGCAACACAGAACTTATAAAAATATGGCTATTGTAATGCTAACTTTAAACGAACAAAATGGAAATTATATATCTTATGAACTAACAGTACAAGAAGTTAGATTTGCTAAAATTATTATTGATAATTCTTCAAAATATTTTAGTAGTGAAAATGCATCAAGTGAAGCAAAAAATACAGTTTCATCTAAAAAAAATAAAGGTACTGTAACTGCAACAGATGCAAAAGATAAAGAATCATCTATAAAAGTTACACAAAATAAAAGTGCATTAAAAACAATATTTGGAAAATAAATGAAAATAATAGATATATCAAATGAAACAAATTCAAGGTTTACTATTCCATTTGAGGATAGCGATATAGCAATGGAGATTAAATTTAATGACATTATTCAGTCCTGGAATTGTAATATCTTTTATGAAGAACAGTCATTTTATGGATTAAAATTAATTTGTGGAGCAACCATATTAAAAGCTAGAAATTTACCTTTTGATTTTTTTATTGTAAATAATCTAAATAGTGGGCTGGACCCATTTTTAGAAACTGATTTTAGCTATGGAAACTATACGCTTTATTTGGTTACAAGAGATGAATTAACGGAATTGAGAGGATATGAAGTACCATGATAGATTACAATAGATTCGGGCAAAACTATGAATTGATTATCCAAATGAAAGATAATTCAATAATTATTAAGCCACCCTTTAAAATACAATTTGATGTTACTAAGAGCATTGATAGAACATTAAATAAAGCTACTATTAAAATATTTAATATTAGCGACCATTACAGACAGCAACTAAGCAAGAAAAAAGAAGAAGATAAACAGTATCTAAGATGTATTTTAAAGGTAGGTTATAAATCAATTGGAACTATTTTTCAAGGAAATATACAATCCACAAAGGTTGCAAGAGAAAGTTCAGATATAACTATAACTTTAAATTGCATTGATGGTGGTTATGATATTGTAAATTCATTTACATCTAAAACAGTAAATAGCAAAAGTGAAGCAATTAAAGCAATTTCAAGCGATATGAAAAACACATCAATCGGTGCGGTTACAACACAAAAAGAAACATTAAGACCTAAAGTTTTAGTTGGGAATTCACATAAATTGATTGAAAGAAATTTACAATTTGATGAAGATTATTTTATAGATAATGAGAAAATTTATATCCTTAAAAAAACAGAGGTAATAAGTGAATTTGCATCGGTTGTAAATAGTGAAACGGGATTATTGTCAACTCCTGAAATAAGCTACGATACTGAGGGAGAAGATGATAATAAAAATGAAATTGAGAAAATATCATTTGAAAGTTTAATGAATCCGTCTATTTTTGTTGCGGGTTTGGTTAAGATAGAGTCGGCATACGAATCTAAACTAAATGGGGTTTATAAAGTTGAATCCATTCAATATAGCGGGGAGTATGATAGTAACTCTTGGAAACAATCTGTAACAGCTAGGACGGGAACTTTTAAAAAAGTAGATAAAAAGAAAAAGGCTAAATAATGGAAATAGAAGAACTTATGATTAGGGCAATTAATGAATCCTTATCTAATATTCATACGGTAGTAATTGCAAAAGTTACAAAAGTTAATTCTAAAACAATAAATTGTAAGCCTTGCATCAATAGAATTGTTGGAGAGGATAGTATAGAATTACCTGAGTTTGCTCAAGTACCACTTATTACATTACAAGGTGGAAATAGCTATATTCATTTTCCAGTAGCAATAGGGGATTATTGTTTGCTTTTAGTAAGTGAACGAAATTTTGATAAGTGGTATTATGGGAAAGATTTTGATGTGCCAAATGAATTAAATAAATTTGATTATTCAGACTGTTTTGCTTTAGTTGGAATAAATCCACTTGGAAGTGCAAAACCTATTCCAACGACAACACAAATACAAGGAAATATAAATATGACGGGAACTTTAAATATAACTGGAGATGTTATTGTAAATGGTATTAGTTTCTTAGGACATAAACACCCTGAAAGCATAGGGTCAATTACAGGAGTACCTCAATGAAAGTAAGAAGATTAACGAGCGATGGAGATATGACATTCGGTCAAGGATTAGCAAATTTTGCAACTGGAAGTGAAGCAATAAGGCAAAATGTAGTTACTAGAATCAAGTGTTTTAAGAATGATTGGTTTTTAAATACAAGTGAACACATAGATTGGTTTAATATTTTAGGAACAAAAAACAATAAAAATATCATATTAAGTGAGATTTTAAGGGTAACAAAAGAAACATATGGTGTAATTAAAGTTACTAAAATTGAACTTGAAAGCGAAAGCGAAAGAAATGCTATAATTAATTTAAATTTTACAACAATATATGATGATGAAATATACGAAAGGATTACTATATGAGTGTTACTTTTAATGAAAATGGCTTACAAATTCAAGAATTTAGCGAGATAGTAGCTGACTTAGAATCATCAATCAATAATCTTTTAGGCTCTGATTTAGACCTAAGCTCAAATACAATAGACGGACAATTTCTAGGTATATTTTCAAAACTAAATTATGATATGCAACAATTTGCACTACTATTAAATACTTCTTTTGACCCTGATTATGCAATGGGTCTATCAATGGATAAAATCTTAAAACTAAATGGATTAAGAAGGCAAGAGCCTACTAAATCAACGGTTGATATAACACTTATTTGTAACCAAACAGTTACGCTACCATATGATTATAAATTAAAAGATACTCAATCTCAAATTTGGGTAATCGGTGAAGCGGTTACACTTGCAAGTGGTACGCATACAATAACATTTAAAGCAGAACTATGGGGGTCTATTGAAGCTCCTGCAAATACTATAACAGGATTTGAAACTATTGTACTTGGTGTAACTAGTGTTAATAATGCAACTAGTGCAACAGTTGGAATAGATGAAGAAACGGATGAAGAAATTAGAATTAAAAGAAATAGTTTACTTTTACGAAATAGCGTATCAAGTTTAGGTGGATTAAAAGGTAAATTATTAGATATTTGTGATTATGTAGAAATATACGAAAATAAGACTAACACTATTGATTCTAATAGTATTCCTGCTCATTCAATTTGGGTTATTTGCGAGGGTGGAACAATTACAGATATTGCTAAAATCATAGCTTTAGAGGACGGGTCAGGTTGTGGCTACAAGGGAACAATAACACAAACTTATAATGAAACAGTTACAAGGTCAAATAATGAAACATTTGTTTATACACATACTGTAAAATTTGACAGACCGACAATTACTAATATTTACATTAAATTAAATGTGAAAAAGAAAACATCTTCATCTGTAATTGATGCAGATTTAATTAAAACATATTTAGAATCTTTAAACTATGGAATAGGTGAGGATATCAACTTAACAGAACTATATTCAACTATTTATCAAGCAGGTAGTGGTTTTATTGCAAGTGGTTTACAACTAAGCAAAAACAATAGTACTTGGGTAACCGATGTTTTAGTCGGTGATATCAATGAAAGATTAAATATTGTTGTATCTCAAATAGCGGTAACTGAAATATGAGTACTTTTATAGATGAATATAAAAATTTAGCAATTATTCAATATAGAGATAAGCCAACATTTGATGCTATTTTAACTTCATTATTAGAACAATTTGAAAAAGTATATACACTTTATTCTTCTTTTGATGATGCTTATGATGTCGATAAGGCAGTAGGAGTTCAGTTGGATATATTAGGAAAAATCGTTGGAATAAGTAGGATTGTTCCGTCGGTTTTATTAAAAAAATATTTTGGTTTTAGTGGAACTTTTAACGCTGGAACTTTTGGGAAAGCTCCGTTTAAATCAGGAAATGAAGCAGTTTTAAGTGATACAAAACTTAATGACTCGGATTATAGATTTTTAATTAAAGCTAAAGTTATAAGAAATTTTACTTATTGTAGCATTTCAAAGCCCGATACTTTAAATATGCAAAAAGCAATAGATTTTTTATTTAACAATAAAGGGTGGATCAAAAACAATTATAATATGACTTTCGATTTGTATGTAAGTAGTGTTTTTGATTTAGATAAAATAGCATTAATACAAGCAATGGATTTATTCCCATTACCAAAAGGTACAAGAATAAATCAAATAATAACTTACTAAAAGGAGTATTTTTTGGAAATAAGACATACTGGAAACTTAAAAATATTTTCAGAAACAGCATCAATAAACGAATCTAGTGCCTTTGGAACGACTACAAATACAGATGATATCAATACTTTATTAAATACCAACTTTCAAAAAGGCTGGGAAAATGGAGTTGATGAGGACGGTTTTCCACTTAGAAAGTGGTTTAATGGAAAAGACAAGGCACTAACAAAACTAATAGCATATTTGTATCAACAAGGTACACCTGCCTATGATTCTACACAAAAGTATTATGTAGATAGTGTTTGTACATACAACGGGAAAGCTTATATTTCATTAACTGGAACTGAATCAACTCCGAATGTAGGAAATATACCAACTTCAAGCATAGGGACTTCTTGGAATATTTTAAATATCAATTATTTAAGTGGTGCAATTAGCAATATTTTGACTTCAAATTTAACTGCAAATAGAGCGTTAATAAGCGATTCTAACGGGAAAATAACCGTATCTGGTATAACCTCGACAATATTGGGATATTTAGGGAATGTTAGTTCAGATATTCAGACGCAGTTAAATGGAAAATTAGGTGTTAATGGTACTGCTGTTAATGCAGACAAGTTAATTGGTAAAAATTGGTATTGGAATGGTCAAGGTGGACAACCTGCTTGGCTATGGGGTGGCTCGGATGGAGTAAATATGTATGTGTATAATCCTTCTGAATTTGTGGTTGCTAACATTAGTACACCTTCTGTTGGATATAAAAACGTTGGTGTTTGGGGGGCAGATAGTATTGTTGCTACAGGAGCAATATTAGTTAATAGTGCATATATAGCACAAAATGCAAACCATGTATCAACACAAGGAGTGAGGGAAGCAAATGCTGGTTTATATATAGGAGAACTTGGTACTACATCTTTGATGGTGTACCCAGCTAATAATGTAACCATAGAAGAGGGTATGCTTATTGCTGGAAGTAATTTAAGATATTCAGGATATAACCCATACGCTGATAATAGTGGGGGTGTTTATGGAAGCTCTCAAGGCTCATCCCCCACAGGTACATGGAGAGCCATGGGTTACTGTGTTGGAAAGACAGATAGATACTCAGCAACTCTTTTTTTAAGAATAGCCTAAAAGGATAAATATGAATTTTACAAATATAAAAGATTTAAAATATAGTAAAGCTGATAATTCAACAATAGACATATTGGCTTCATGTGCAGAATATGGAGATATTCCAATGACTCTAAATATTGTAGATACAGAAGATTTACACCATTTTGCAACAGGTACTTTTGAAACGGTTATAGAAAATGATATAGAGGTAGAAAAAGAGGTTTTAATCCCTCTTGAGGAGTATTGTAAGACTCTTCAAATATCAGCATATATTGAACCTGAAATTAGGATTATTATCCCTACAAAAATAACAATGCGACAATGTAGGTTATATCTTCTATCAAAAGACTTACTAGATGATATTGAAACATTAGTATCAACAAGCAAGGCGTGGCAAATTGAATGGGAATATGCAAATGAAGTTTTAAGAACAAATCAACTTATTCCAGCTATGCAATCTGCTTTAAATTTAACAGATATACAAATAGATACAATGTTTTTGGAAGCGAGTAAGTTATGAGTTTAAAGCAAAAGGAAACAAAATGAAACTATTCACAACATCAAACAACACTTTTATACTTCTTGAAAAGTACCAATATAAAGAAGTAGAGATTAGCAAATATCAAGATTTTATTGATGAATTTAATGCAATTGTTGAAGCTGAAAAAATTATTTAAAGGTATAAAATGACAGATGAAGAACTAAGAGAAAAAGTAATAAAACACGATTACGAATTTAAAAGCTTGACAACCTCTCTTGCAGAACTTAGTGATAGTATGAAGCAACTTACTAAAGGATTAGAGCAGGTTATCGTACTAAATGAAAGAATGGTTAGTATGGATAGAGATTTAAAAGACAGCTTCAAAAGAGTTCATACACGACAAGACGAACAAGATGTCAAATTATTTAACTTTATGAGTGACTTAGAGTTGATTAGAATACTCTTAAAATATCCTAAATTAGTTGGATTAATGGGTATTGGTTTATATGTTATGACTTTTGATTCAGTTAGAAAAGCAATATTTGGGGGATAAAATGAGTATATTAAGCGATATTCCATTTATAGGAAAATTAATCGATGATTATGGAGAAAAGCTAGTAGTTAAAGGTATAGAAAAAATTACTGGAGTTGATATATCTAAAGAAGAATTAACAAATGAAGATAAACAAAAGATATTAGACTCTCAAATTGAAATTATGAAAATTGATTTTGAAAAGATAAAGCTTGATACTGAATCTAAGCTACAATCTAAAAAAATGATTTTTGATGATAAATCAAATGCAAGAGGTAGAGAAGTTGAAGTAACTAAATCAACTGGAAAAAGAGATTATGCTCTAATTGCTTTAGCTGTAGTTATTGTTATTGGTTTTTTTGCTGGTTTAGTTTGTTTAGTATTTGTAACACTTGACAAAGGCTCGGGAACATATGAGTTACTTTATATGATGTTTGGTGCATTAATTACTAAATTTGGAACAGTAGTAGATTATTTCTTCGGAAGTAGTGATAAATAAAAGGATTAAAATGTATAAATTTAGCAAAAGAAGTTTAGATAATTTAGCAACAGCAGAAGAAAAATTACAAGTATTATTTAATGAAGTTATAAAAGAAATAGATTGTACTGTTATTTATGGACATAGAACACCTGAAGAACAATTTGAACTATTTAAACAAGGTAGAGAGAAAAAAGATGGTTGGTGGGTAAAAGTTGGTAAAACTGTTACTAATTTAGATGGAAATATAAAAAAATCAAAACATAATTATTTTCCTAGTAAAGCAGTTGATGTAGTGCCTTTTCCTTTGGACTGGAACAATATTGAAAGCTTTAAAAATTTAGCTGTCATAGTTAAGAAAAAAGCAAAAGAATTAAATATTGATGTAGAATGGGGTGGAGACTGGCAAATGAAAGATTATCCACATTGGCAAGTTAAATAATTACTAGGGAATACTACCCTAGTAAACTATCCGTGTCTTCATCAATATTAGATAAATTTTCCATTTCATCATAACTAAAGAAATGATTACAATCTTCTTTTATTTCATCTACTGCTACATTACAGCACATTTCATTTACAAACCATCTACAATTATTACATTTTTCCATTAGTCAAATAATCCTTTACTATTTTGTCTTTCTTGTAATGCCATTTCCATATTTTTTGGTATTTGCTCAAAATACTCTTTTTTTAATTCACACAGTATAGATTTTCTTCCCATTTTTAAAGCTTGATAACCTTCACTTCCAATACCACCAAAAGGAGTTAAAACTATATCGCCTTCATTACTCCATAGTTGTAATGCTCTTTCAATTACATCTAATTGAGTTGGAGTCATATGCTTTTCATCTTTTTCATTTCTATTAGAACTTCTTTGCAATGTTCTACTTGGATTAATATCAAACCAAACTGGACTCGCATATCTATTCCATACATCAATACTAAATGCGTTTAATCTTCCTTTTTCAGGTTCATTTAATGAAGTAGGTGCATTTTCTTCATCACCTGCAAAATGAGTAAAACCTCCAGCTATTGGCTCAGTATTTTCTCCTGGTTTTCTCATAGTTACCAAATAATCTGCTAAAGCTTGTCTACTCATAGAGCTATCTTTTACAACTTGCTTATGAAGTAAACCTTGGGCTTTTGTTCGTTGCATTTGTATTCCTGGGTCTTTCCATATACATACCTCTGAATGATAAATAAATCCACTCTCCTGGAATAATCTAATAGTATCTCCCCTAAAATCTTTTAATCCAGTAAAACCATCTTTAAATTTTGAAGTAGGTAGATTAATAATATGAAACGATAATAACCTTCCAGGCTTCAATGTTCGATACATTTCATCAACCATAAACCTAAATTGATTAAAAAATTCTTTATCACTTGAAACATTAGATAAGTCTCTTTTATTGTTTGAATAAATGTAAAGTTCACTAAATGGAGGTGAAAAAATCATATAATCAATACAATTTGAAGGTAAGCCCTTCATAATATCCGTGCTATCTCCATTGTAACAAGCGTATTCATTCTCTATAACTTGATTTAAAACATTAACTTCTTTCATTTTATTTCCTTATATAAATTTTGGTAATATCATTTTAATACCTGGTTGATAATCTTCATTATCTACATTAATAGCCTTAAGCTCTTTAAGCGTAACTTGTTTAGTATGCTTAACTAATTCATCAATCATTTGTAAAAATTGTTTTTCTTTTCTAGCTTGATTTTTCTTTACATTGCCTTCAGCTTCACTTGTAACTATGTGAACATTAACATCTTTTTTTTGTCCAAATCTATAACATCTTCTTTCAGCTTGAAATACTTGTTCAAAACTATCACTTAGTCCAGTAAATGCCATATTATGACAAACTTGGAAATTTAATCCCATTCCAAACATTGAAGGTTTAGCAATTAAGCACTTTATATTTCCCTTTGAAAATTCATTAGCACTTTTTATTTTATGCTCATCTTTATCAGCTCCTTTGACCTCTATGCTATTGTTAATTAACTTTTTTAAAGTTTCACTTTCCGCATTTAAGTCACACCAAACTAGCCAAATATCACTTGAATTATTTACTAAATCCGCAACTAATTGACATCGTTCTAATAAGCTATTTCTTCTAGCTTCTCTTCTTTGATTTAAGTCAGTAGCATCAATAGAAAATAAAGCTCCATCACTTGGTGGACTCGGTACTATATGCTCAAAAGTATATTTATTAGGTAAAGAATACTTTTTATCTTCATCTTCGTTATAACCTAAATCACTTGGCTTGGTAAATACAGCACTCCATTTTGCCACCCATTCCCAAAACTTATCTTCGGCGTGTTTTTTTAATCTCCATTTGCCTTCATCACCCATTACATCATTTATAAAAAATAAACTTAACATTTCAGGACTTCTACAAACATTTAAAAATTCTACATGGTTGCCTAACTCCACAAAATCGTTAGGAGCTGGTGTAGCACTACAAGCTAACTTATATTGAGTAGTATTAAAACCTTCTACTATTTGATTTCTAACTTTTCCAGTAAATGATTTTAAAATAGAACTTTCGTCTAAAACAATCCCACTAAACACTGATGGGTCAAATTTATGTAATTTTTCATAGTTGGTAATATTAACTCCATTAATCACATCTTCTTGACTTTCACATAATTTAATATCTAAATCGAGTATAGCTTTAGCTTCACTTACTGTTTGACTTGCAACACTTAAAGGTGCTAATATTAATACTGGCTTATTAGTATATTTGTGTACTTGATTAGCCCATTCACATTGCATTGCAGTTTTACCAGTTCCAGTCATACTGAATAATGCAAACTTACCTTTTTTAAGTGCTAAATAAACTAAGTCTTTTTGATATTCAAATAAATTTTTATTTAAATCTTCTCTTTGAACTTCAACAGATTTATTTACAATCTTAAATTCTTTAGATTTTATAAAATCCTCATAAGTCATATTCTCCCCTTTTAGTTCCATTAAATTTTATCCTCAATCTCATCAAATAATTTATAATGTTGTTTCAATTCAGATGGATATTTTTTATGTATCTCTTCTAAAATATTGATAACATTAATTTCTTTAAATCTTTTCATATCTTTTTC